GTATTCTGTATCCGAATCAACACCCGTAAGGGTTTCCGGGGAGGGGGTTCAAAAGCTGGAACACCCCCCAAGATTTCGTTCGACCACAGAGGGTGGTGACTTCTCCCGTTTTGCGTTGCTTGAAGAGACTGCGCGGTCTGTGTTGCAGATCGAATTGCTGCCGTGGCAGCGCGTGGTGTTGGCTGATCAGTTGGCTTTGAAGGATGACGGCAGGCCGATGTTCCGTCAGTCTGTGGTGAGTGTTGCGCGTCAGAACGGCAAGACGTGGGCGATCAAGGCTTTGCTGGTGCATTGGATTCTGAACGAACCCCGTTTGCGTGGCAGTAAGCAGACGATCATTACGACGGCGCACCGCTTGGACTTGGCTTCTGAGTTGTTTCGTGAACTGGCACCGTACATGGAGGCAATGGGGGCGCACGTTATTTCGTCGTATGGGCGGCAGTCTGTGGAGATGCCCGCCGCTGACGGCTACCCAGGGGCGCGGTGGCTGGTGCGTGCGGCGACCCCTTCGGCGGGTCACGGCCTGTCGGCTGACCTGGTCATTGTGGACGAATTGTTCGACTGTTCCCCCGAAGCCATTGACGATGCGCTGATGCCGACGATGCGTGCCCGAAAAGACCCGTTGTTTTCCGCGTGGTCGACGGCTGGCGAAGTCGACGAATCTGTGGTGTTTAGACGTTTGCGTGAACGCGGCATCACAGAGATTGACAGCGGCAAACGATCACAGCTGTATTTCTGTGAGTTCTCACCGCCGTCTGACCTTGACCCGATGACCCCCGAAGCGTGGGCCTGGGCCAACCCTTCACTGGGTCACACGCTGGAACTAGAAACAATCGAAGAAGAATCCCGCAACCCGAACCGGGCCGCGTTCCTTCGTGCGTCCGTCAACTTGTGGATTAGCGGGTCACGGGCATGGCTAGACCCCGGTTTGTTTGCATCGTTGGCGACGTGTACCGGCCTGCCAGCAGAGGGCGGCACCCTGGCTATTGAAGCGTCCATTGACGACCAACGGTTTGTGGGGGTGCGCGCCGTTGAACATGAAGGCCGCGTAAAGGTCACAGTCGAATTCATCGTGACGCACTTGCATGAATTGTGGGCTGCGGTGGAACAGGCCGTCGCAGATCACAAGGGTCTGAAACTGGCTATTGGTGCCGCGCTTGACGTGCATCTGCCGCCAAAGTTAAAAGGTCGCGCCGACCTGGTAGGTATCCGCGAACTGCAAAAATGGACGACGCTGGTTCGGTCAATGACCATGTCAGGCCAGGTGGAACACACTGGCGAACAGTCTTTGGTGACCCAGGTTGAACGGGCCGTGGCAGTCAAGACCCAGGGCAGCCTTTCGTTGTCAAGCACCAGATCACCAGGGGCAATCGAACTGTGCCGCGCCTATGTCTGGGCTGTCGCTATGGCAGGCAAACCCAAAACACAAAATATCGCTGTCGCTGCTTTCGCTGACTGACCCCTGTTGTACCGTGTTCAGCTAGTTGCAACATTTGCTAATTTGTCGCATACTGTCTACACATGGCCCGCCTGTTCCGCACTCAGAAAGCCGCTATCGGTACTGAACCGACAGTGAAAGCCGCCGCTGGTTCAGCAGCGCAGGCCGGTGTCAACAACCTGTTTTCGTATTACCCAGACAACCAGCGGCTGCGGGCAATGGAAAATGCGACGATTAGCCGTGCGCGTGATCTGGTTGTCAGCCTGGTGTCGGGCCTGTCGTTTGAACAGTTCAGCCTGCAATGGGTTGACGACGAATACGAAGAAGTCCACATTCCGGGCGAATCGTGGATGAACACCCCAGACCCTCGCGTGTCGCGGCAGTTCCTGCTTGCCTGGACAGTTGATGACCTGATGTTTGAAGGCCGCGCGTTCTGGCTGGTCACCAGCCGCAACGCAGCAACCGGCCTCCCCTTGTCGTTTCAGTGGCTGCCCGCGTCAATGGTCACCACCGAAGATCAGGCTGGCCCGCTGTGGTACGGCCCGTCAAACCAGATCATGTTCAATGGCTACCAACTGAAAACACAAGATGTGATTCCGTTTCTGTCACCGATTCAGTCGCTGCTGACGGCAGGCCGCCGCGAAATTGAAATCGCTAACCGGCTTGACAATGCCGCGATGCGTTTTGCTACGAACGAAATTACCGCTGGTTATTTGCAGCAGACCCCCGGTTCAGAGCCGTTGTCAGCGGAAGAACTGGGTGACCTGGCTGCCGCGTGGCGCGCAGCCCGCCAAAAGAACGCGATTGCCGCATTGAACGGCGCGGTTGAATGGAAAGAATTTAGTAGCGACCCGTCGAAGTTGCAGCTTGTCGAAGCGCGTGAACACACGATGCGATCACTGGCAAACCTGGCGAACGTCCCTGGCTACCTGGTTGGTGCCCCGACTGGCACCGGCATGACGTACCAGAATGCTGTTGAGTCGCGGCGCGCTCTCTACTTCTACGGTGCGAAGCCGTACATCGACTGCATCAACCAGCGACTCAGCATGAACGACGTGCTGCCAGAAAACAGGTTCTGCCGCCTGGACGTGTCCGAATTCGTCGACAACGACGACGAAGAAGGTACTGAAAAGTCCGAAGGTATGCGCCTAGCAGAAGTTGTGCAAAAGGTGTATCTTGGCGTTGGAAAAGTCATCACCGCTAACGAAGCCCGCGACATTATCAACAAAGCGGGCGGCGATCTGCGGGTGCCGACAACAGACGTGCCGTTTACAATGCCAGCGGCGGGAGGTGCAACCGAATGAAACTGGAACTTGCAGGGCAACTGTTCCCGATTGAAGCAGGCGAAGGCGACCAGCCGCGCCGCGTCATCGAAGGCGTCGCACTTCCCTACGGCGTTGAAGCCCAGGTGTCGACGGGTCAGCGGGTCATCTTTGAAGCCGGGTCGCTGCCGGTTGACGGCCCTGCACCGAAGTTTGTTCGTGACCACGACCTGTCAAAGCCCATTGGCATTGTTGCAGAGCGCATCGACACCCCCGAAGCGATGCTGTTCACCGCCAAGATTTCAAACACCCGCGACGGCGACGAAGCACTGGTGCTTGCGTCAGACGGGGTGCTTGACTCAGTTTCTGTTGGTGTTGAACCGACTGACTACGAATTCGACGGCCCCGTCATGCGCGTAAAAGCAGCGCGCTGGCTGGAACTGTCGCTACTGCCCTACGGGGCATTTCAAGCCGCCAAGGTAAGCAGCGTCGCTGCCGCCGAACCGGAAACCCCAACAACCCCCACGGAGGAAACAGAAGTGGACAAGACCCAGACCCCGGTGGAGGCCGCCGCTGCGGTCGATGCCGTCCCCACCAGCCCCGTCGTCTACGCGGCCCCGCGTGAATTTAAGATGCCGTCGGCTGCCGAATACATCAGCAAGTTCGTCGCCGGTGGTGCCGACTTCGCAGAATTCAACGCCAAGATTCGCGCCGCTGCCCCCGACGTGGTCACGACCGACACGCCCGGCGTTTTGCCTGAGCCGATCGTTGGCCCGGTCTACAACGCGCTGCGTGGCATCCGTCCTGTCGTCGACGCAATCGGCGTGAAGGCAATGCCCGGCACCGGCAAGATCTTCCGTCGCCCGTCCGTCACGACCCACACGACCATTGGCCTCAGCAACGGCGAGAACGTCGCACTTGACGCTGGCACTTTCGTGGTGACCGACAACCAGGTGCAAAAAGCCGTCTATGGAGGCTACGTACGGCTGTCAGAAGAGGACCAGGAGTGGACAGAGCCCGCCGTGTTGGGCCTCATCCTTGACGACATGGCGCGTGAGTACGCACGCCAGACCGACAACGTGGCTGCCGACAATCTGGTGACAGGCGCATCCGTGACGACGAACTTCACCGTGGCAGACATCGCTGACCCGGCAGAGTGGGCACGCTGGATGTACACCGCCGCCGAAGGCATCCTGTCGGCAAACCAGTACCTGCCGTCTCATCTTTTCCTCAGCGCAAACATGTGGAGACAGCTTGGATTGCTTGTGGACGGGTCGGACAGACCGCTTTTCCCGCAGGCTGGCCCGATGAACGCATTTGGTTCGATGAACCCCGCTGGTTCGCTGGCGCAGGCGTTCGGCTTCACCGTCGTCGTCGATGCCAACTTCGCCAACGACACCGTGATTGTCGGCGTGCCTGACGGCTACGAAATCTTTGAGCAGCAGCGCGGTGCCGTGGCTGTCGAAGCGGCTGACGGTTCGCTGTCCCGCTACATCAAGTTCCGTGGTCAGTTCGCCACGCTGATGATCGACAACAGCAAGTTCCGCAAGGCCGCGTTCGTCTGATCTGACTGGTTGGTGGCAGGGTGGCATACACAAAGTACGTGACCGACGCTGTCGGCGTGTCTGGTGTATGCACCCTGACCATTGACAACGGTGACCTAGCTGACTACTACGTCGGCGACAAAGTCCGTGTCGACGGCATCAACAACAATTTCAACGGTATTCACACACTGACGGCAGTAGACCAAACCCTGCTGACCGTCACCTTTTCCAAAGGCAATGTGACTGAAACGCTGAATGATTTGCGTGGTGCTGAAATTGAAGTCATCCCCCAGTGGACGGACTCAACTGCGGTGATCGAATGGCTAGGCATAGCCGTTGCCAGCGCAAACGACACGGCCTTCATCGACGACTGCGTACTGGCATCAAACGAATGGTGCTATCGACGCCGTCAGGCCGCAGGCTACACAAAAGACCGCACCACGTTTTCACCGTCAGGCGACGTGACACTGGCAGCCACCATGTATGCCGCCACCCTGTACCGTGAACGCGGCGCAGTTGACGGCTTCGCATCGTTTGAGACAATGGCAGCCGGTGGGGTGCCGTCCATGTCACTTGGACGCATCATGCAGCTGCTGGGCGTAAACAGGGCGCAAATCGCGTAATGGGACGCATCATCGACGCACGCACCCGCCTAGTCAACGACCTGGCGGCAGCCGGTCTAACCGTCGTCACAGACCCACGCAACGCCCGCCCGCTGTCAGTGCTGGTAGAACCGCCGACAATGTCACGCGGCAGCGCGTCTGGCACTGGTTCGCAGGTGCTGCTTGAATTTGTGTTGACAGTGTTAGCGGCCCCGCCCGGGAACCTTGATTCGTTGAACTGGCTGTCTGACACCGTCGACACAATCACTAACATTGCTACCGTTGCCGCAATCAACGCAGCACCCGGTGTTTACACTGTCGGTTCGCAAGAACTGCCTGCGTACACCGTCACCGTCAACACGATTGGATACTGACATGGCTTACAAAGTCGCAGCCGACAACCTCGCTGGTCACAAAGTGGGCGACACGCTTGACACCACTGACCTGACCGACAACCAAATTGCCAAACTGCTTGCAAGTGGGGCAATTATCAAGCACACTTCATCCAAGAAAACCGAAGTTCCCCAGGAGGACTGACCAATGCCCGCAGCACCTTTCATCTTCAAGGACGCATTCGTGTCTGTGAACTCAGTCGATCTGTCCGACTGGGTGAGCAGCTGCACGGTGACTCCGAACTACATCGTGCAGGAGGTGACCGCAATGGGAGATGACGCGGTCAAGCGAATCGCTGGCTTGCAGGATTCCACTATCGAAGTGGTTTTTCACAACGACTTCGCTGCGTCGGCAACCTACGCCACCATTTCGGCTGAGTGGGGCCAGGGCGACACGACTGTGTCGGTGCGTCCGACTTCGTCGGTGGTGGGCAGCACTAACCCGTCGTTCAACATGACGGGCGGCATGCTTGCGTCGTGGGATGCCATTGCCGGAACCGTGGGGGACGTTGCAACATTCACCGCAACCTTCCAGGGCAAGATCACTATCGCCACTAGCTGATGTTTGAACTGTTCGTGCGCACCGTGTTGCGCGACGGCAGCCAGCATGAAGTGGCCCTGTCGTGGTCGTCTCTCATGGACTTTGAGAACATCCACAAGGTTTCGGTCATGCAGGCCGTCGACAGTGACCTGTCAGCGAAGTACCTGACGACGTTTGCGTGGCTTGCCGCGAAGCAGGAAGGCCCGGTCGTGTCTGCGGAGAAGTACGCAGATGAGATCAAGGCTGTGCAGGTGAGGGTCGAACGCGTCCCTTTTGGCGAAACGGAATCCACGCCACAATCGCAAGACTGATTCTGGCTGGCATACCGTGGTCAGAGATTCAGACCATGCCACCAGCGTTGCTGTCGACGCTTGCACAGGCGTTGGAGGAACGGTCTAAATGAGTCAGGCACGATCACGCACCCAGGTGCGCGGGCTTGAACAGGCGTTGCGTGAACTGAAAAAGATTGAGCCTGAGTACGTCAAGGACGTGCGCAAGAAGGCTAAGACGATTGCTGCGCCTGCGGTGGCTGACGCTAAGGCTGAATTTGTGTGGCAGGCCAGCCGGTCTGCGGTCTATACGCCAGACAAACCAGGCGGCAAACGCGCAAACAAACCGCAGTTGTTTCCGTTGTCTGGCCTTCGACGCGGCGAACTAATCGCAGGGCGCGGCGGCAAAACGAAATGGAACCCGACAGCGATCAAGCGCGGCATCAGGTTTAGGTTGGGCGGCCCTAAAAAGTCCATGCGCAAACACCGCACCTACCGAATGTTCAGCATTATCCAGGCAGACGCAGCTGGTGCGATCTTTGACATGGCTGGCAAGAAACGCGGCACCTACAACCCTGACAAGGTTCTTGAAGAATCGCTGGAACAAACAGACCGGCAACACAAAACTGGCGGTGGCAAAGGCCCGTCACGCTATATGTGGCCTGCCGTCGAAGGCAGCATCCCTGCCATGGAACGACAGATTCTTGTTATTGTGGACGAGATCGCCGCCAAGGTGAATCGTAGAATTAGAGTGAAACCCCGAAAGTCAGGCTGACCATGTCCGTTATTCTCCCCATTCTTACGGAGTTCAACGACAAGGGCGTGAAGTCTGCGACCGCGTCGCTGAAATCCCTTGCAAAGACTTACGCCACAACCGCTATTGCGTCGGGGGCTGTGACGAAAGGTTTGATGCAAGTCGTCAAGGACGCGTCAGCCCTAAACGAAACAGTGTCCAAGGCCGGGGTTATCTTCGGTGATTCAGCCAGCCAAATCGAAGCCTTCGCCAAGACTGCTGCCGACACCTTCGGACAGTCGAAGCAGCAGGCACTTGACGCGGCATCCACGTTTGCGACGTTCGGTAAAGCCGCTGGCCTGTCCGACAACGAACTAGTCGACTTTTCTACAAGCCTCACAAAACTGTCATCCGACTTTGCGTCGTTCTTCAACACGTCGCCCGAAGATGCGATCACCGCTATTGGGGCCGCGCTGCGTGGCGAGTCCGAACCGATCAGACGCTACGGCGTTTTGTTGAATGATGCCGCGCTGAAACAGCGCGCAATGGCAATGGGTATCTACGACGGTGAAGGGGCACTGTCGGCGCAGCAGAAAACCCTTGCCGCGTATTCTGAAATTCTTGCGCAGTCGACGGATGCCCAGGGCGATTTTGAACGCACGCAAGACGGCATGGCGAACAAGTCGCGCACCCTGACAGCCAACTTGAAAGACCTGTCAGGCACTATTGGGCAGTCATTGTTGCCCACAGTGGAAACCTACACGGCTGCCGCTGTCAAGGCCGTCGATCAGTTGCAGGCCCAAGGCGACGAAGCAGGAAAGGCCGAACGGTTTACTGATTCGCTTGCAGGAAAGATCGTCAAACTGGTCAGTGGTTTCGGGACGCTTGAACGCGCTGTCAAATTCGTAAACAGCCAGGTTCGTGATTACGCGGAGGAAGCTGACGACGCGCGCACCGCCACCGAAAAGTGGGCTGACGCAATGATCGCCATTGAAAAAGGCGACCTGCGGGCACAGACCAAAGCGGCACAGTCAGAACGTCGACGCGCCTACGAAGCAAACAAGAAAGCCGAAGCGGATGCCGAAGCCGCTGCGAAGCGTCGTGCCGCAGCAGAGAAGGAAGCCGCCGCAGCTGCGAAGCGTCGCCGCGAAGAAGCCAAGCGCACCGCCGCTGCTGAACGCAAAGCCCTGAAAGACTTGGCAGCCGCCCTTGACGATGATCTGAAACTGGCGCAGGAAGCAGCCACCGACAGATTCACTGACCTGTTGGCAGAATCACGCCAGTTTGCAGAAGGGCTACGCGACCAGATCAGCGGGTTTGCAAGCCTGTCAGATGCGGTGCGTACTGCTGGCGACTCAGAACAAACCTACAACGATGCGCTGCGGGAACGCGCCGACGCATACGCAGAACTAAACGCCCTTGAAGCAGAGCGTCGCCGCCGTGGATTCAGCATCGGTGACAAGATCACCTACGACGCAAACGAATACGCAGACGCATTGGCGCGTGTCGCAGCTGCTGAAACCAAAGTCGGTGAAGCCCAGGCGCAACGCACAACGTATGCCGCAGCGTTCGCAAAGCAAATCGCAGACGCAAAAGAGTTTGCCAACAACCTGAAATCGTTGGCGGCTGCCGGATTGCAAGAGGCCGGTATTCGACAGCTGCTGGCGGTCGGCCCGGTGGCGGGTAATGAGATTGCTAAGGAACTGTTGCGCGGCACGGGCGCAATGACGATTGGCAGCCTGAACGCTGATCTGGCTGCACTGTCGCAGGCCGGTTTGGGATTTGGTCAGCAGGTTGCGGCCCCGTTGTTTGACCCGTCGATTGCCGCAGCCCAGGCCGACATTGGTTTCTTGGGGCAGGCCGGGGCGCGTGTCGTGAACAACCAG